TGATAAGGCTCATGCCGTATTCTGCCAGATGATTTTTCACATGTCTGACAAACTGACGATTCCGCTTGCTCATAGGGGAGTCTCCTCAGTCCATATTATTTAGCATAATACTTGACAGTCAATATATACAGGTTATATTAGTACAACTTCTTATAAAAAAGGAAATTTATGGAAATTACTACAGTTGATCGTCCTACAAAACTTCAGAGGGTGTTTGATTTTATGCGCAACGGTTCGCCACTAACAGCGGGTGTTGCAAGAAAGCGTTTCAGTGTGCAAAATATGCGTGCTACAATGCACGATCTCCGTGAGGCTTTTGATCGTTTTGACATGAATTACACTGTAATTCGGGAAACGCGCAACGGACGTTCTTATTATCGTGTAATGAGAAATCGTTCTCGTTGATTGTGTATCAAACACATTAGAAAAAACCTCCGAGTAATCGGAGGTTTTTTTATATACTGAGAGTTAATGGAAGAACGGATGGACCAATTAACTTACAATAAAGTTGATTGGGTGTGCTTTCGTTTTTTTGCACCAATACGAAAGCATTGTTGAATCCGGGAGTTCCAGTTTTTATAAAATTTGTAGTTAATGGAACCGTATATGCTGGATCTATATAAATGTCAAATGTCCAGTTTTGTAACGAAGAGTGACTTAAATCAATTTTTAATCCAGTTTTTATAGAGAAAGTCAATGATGATGCGTTTTGAGGGTTTCCTGTAAGATTTCTCTGTGTTAGGAGTGATCTGTTATACACTGGAGTAAAATCTGGGAAAGATGTAGTAACAGTTGTATTGACATACACGAACAGCAAGTTATCAAACAACATGTTTGAAACAAAATCTTCAACTGCTAAATCTTCTCCATAAATTGTAGTTGGGCAGGTTTCGCATTGAACCCAATAGCCACTATATGTGGATCCTAAAGTTTGTTTTCTTAAATGGGCCTGATATTCATTTTGATTTTCATAACAATCAACAAGTTGATTTTCTGCATTATGAATTCTATATATTCCCAAGACATTCTGTGGTTTTTGAATCTCATCTACATCTGAACTTCCACGGATATACATTTTTAATTCAGTCGGTGATTGAGTCAGATCTTGATTTTGAGCTGTGCCCGTGAGATATAAGGCTTCCTGAGAGTCTTTCAAAGAGACTACAGAATCAATTTTCAACTTTCCATAATTCAAACCAGTTGCACCAGAGAATTCAATATATTCTTCAAAATTTAAACGATTTCCCAAAAATCCCATTCTTTTTAAATTTGTTTGATTTATTGTTGGGAAGGAATTTAAAATATAATTGAAGCCCGTAGTTCCGGTGTAAGTAAAATTATACTGTGGTGTGGTTATAAAATTTTCTTGATTAAAAAAGTTATAATTTTGTGTATATGTAAATCCACCAATAACTTTACCGATAATTATTTTTCCACCATTGAATGTGGATTGGAATAAACATGTTCCACCAATATATGTTCTATAATCTGTATTTGGATCATAATATTCTACAGGTGAAACATAAAATGTTGTTCCTGCTGGGACTACACCAAAAGTCTTTTTTAAAAAGGTTCTATCCGATGTGTCAAATGTGTTTGAATAATCCAAATAACATGTTGTTCCAGATATTGAAATATTTGGAGTGGAATTTATCCAACCTTTTGTAAAAATTGGATCATAGGTATTCCCATATACAGAAATACCATAATTTTTATATACTCTTACATTGTTTAATGTAGGATTAAAAGGCATATTACGAAGCTAGATATGTCACAGTTTGTGTTGAGCTTGCAGACAAAATATAAATTTTATTTAAATTGTTGATGGTTATGAATACGCTATCGCCGGGATCAAGCGCATGACCAACACTGCCAGAGAATGAACCAGAATTTCCTATATAAATAAAATCTGTATTTGTTGAAAGAGCTTTAACCGATACTCCCTTACCGCAGGTGTAGCCGGAATCAAGTTGTTGTACTGATGGAAATGTGGAAGAAGTTCTTCCTGTTTTGAATCCCGAAGGCATGGCAGTAGCTAATCCCAGATTCAAAGAAAGAAGCTGACCATAAAGAGCGGTCATTCCCGTTAAGATCGCGGTATCATTTATTCCTACAGTATTGCCGACATTTACTGTAACTGGTGTGGCACCAGTGACACCAGTAATGAAAAGCGGTGTCAAAGCATTATTAGTAACACCAATGCTTGGACTTATAAATGCATTGATTGTTGCACCACTTATTTGAACAAACATTGGATTTGCAGAATTTCCAATTTGCGCTCCAGATTGATTAACTAAATTAGCAAAAATCCATGTACTACCAGAAGGACCAAATACAGAAATAGAATCTTTTAATCGATTTGCTGGAACGCCTCCGGTTACTTCAACCTGATATCCAGTATATGTTCTAACAAATACTGGTGCTGAAGATATTCCTGTTGCATATACTGTCCCGTCAACTGTTACTGGAGTTCCGCCAGCTATACCTTCAATCGCACCACAGAAACCAATGATATTTGCTGTTATACCACCACCAAAAATATTTACTGGAAGTGGATCTACTTGTGATACTATTGTAGCAGAACCGGTGGGCCCGTAAGCCAATTTCATTAATTGAAACTGTGCAGTAAGTCCTTCAAAAAGAACTGCATCTGTTGCAACATAAAAACTATTGCCTCCAGTTTCGATAAATACGTTTCCGTCTTCTCCGTCTCCGGGTCCTGGTGTTGGTACTGGCATATTTTATCCTTATACGAATCTAAATAGATCTAGGAATATTTAGATCCTTTTAATTATTGATTTTAATGAATATATGAGTATAGTATCAACATGTATATAGATGATGCAGCAAAAGAAAAGTTTTCTAATAAAGTTTTAGAAAGGGTAAAAATTACAGATTTATCTTTTATGGATTGTGTTTTAGAACTTTCCAACGAAATGAATCTAGAACCATCTGCTGCCGGAAAACTTTTAACAAAGCCGTTAATTGAAAAAATTGAAAAAGAAGCAAAATCTTTACATTTACTAAAAAAATCAAAAAACCACAAACTTCCAGTTGACTGATCTGGAGTTTGGGATATCTTACATCAGTCATTTAGGCCAAGGAAGATCCTTGGGGAAAGAAAGAATATGGCGAATTTTTCAGATTTTAAGAAGAAGAGTAAGAACTCAGTCGCAGCCCTAACAGAGCGTCTTGATAAGATGACCTCCAAGGAGGGCTATAAGGATGAACGGCTATGGAAGCCGGGTATCGATAAGGCTGGCAACGGATACGCGGTTGTCCGATTCCTTCCTGAAGTTGATGGCGAGGATGCACCTTTCGTTGCAGTCTATAGTCACACTTTTAAGGGCAAGGGCGGTTGGTTCTATGAGAACTGCCCCACGACCATCGGTGAAAAGTGCCCGGTATGTGCAGCAAACACGGAACTGTGGAATAGTGGTATTGAGGATGACAAGAACATTGCACGGCAACGTAAGCGTAAGCTGACATACATTTCCAACATCTTGGTCATCGAAGATCCTGCCAATCCAGAGAACAAGGGAAAGGTTTTCCTTTATCAGTATGGTACCAAGATCTTCCAGAAGATCCAGAGCCTTGCTCATCCAGAATTCCAAGATGAAGTTGCAGTAGATCCGTTCAACTTCTGGACTGGTGCAGATTTTAAGATCAAGATTCGCAACGTCGGTGGTTATGTTAACTATGACCGAAGTGAATTTGCATCTCCTGCACCGCTATTTGGTGGTGACGACAAGAAGCTTGAGGAAATTTGGAAGAAGCAATATCCCCTCAAGCCATTTATCGACAAGAGCCAGTTTAAGAGCTTTGATGAATTGAATGCCCGATTTAAGAAGTCTGTCGGTGACGACATTCGTGCTCAGTTTGCTGAAAGCAAGAACATTGAGGATGATGTTGAAGAGACTTCAGTTGTGGAAGATGTGGAGGAAAAGGATCCTCTACAGTATTTCTCCGAAATGGAGAAGGATTGAAAAAGGCCCCGAAAGGGGCCTTTTTTATTTTAAGACCATTTTGGGAAAAGACTCATTCTATCTCTTCTACTTTCAAAAATTAAATTTACAGGTTCAACGACAACTCTTTCTTCAAAATCATCTTTATTTCTGTTTTCTAACCAACCGGGCTGTATTCCCTCTGACAGTTCTTGTATGCCCATTGCCATCATTAATAATTTTTTTTCTGTATCTTCTGCTTTCAAATAAGCTTCTTCAGCATCAACTTTTATTTGAAAACCCACTTCTTGTGTAGAAGATTGAGATGTTATTAAATTTGATTTAAAACTGTCTGTTGCGGTATAAAAAACAGTTTCAGGCAACGGAATATCTTTCATAACATGAATTAATTGGCTTGGGTTGAAGTTATTTTCATCCAAAGCTTGTGACATTGCTTGCTGCTCTGCCTGAACATCTATTTGAAAATTATTTTGTTCTTCATTCATAGGTTATAAAAATCTACTCCATTTACAGATTGCATTTGTTTTTGTTTTTTCTTTTCTTGATAATCTATCACCAATTTTAGATATATTTCTCTTTCCCAGCAAATCATATTTTCTATATCTGCAAGACTCCAATTAAAATTATTTATTAAGGTAAAGTTTGATATAAAATAATCTTTTAAATCAAAAAACTTTACCGAAAGATAAAAAAATTTAAAAGTCCAGATACCTCCGTTTCAGACGAATTAAATTTTAAATTTACATATAATTCCGGTTGTTCTTTTAAAAATTTATCAATTTTTGGAACAACTGAAAGTGGTAAATTATCTAAAGCAGTTTTTATTTCATCAGTAATAAATTTATTAAAATTGTATATTTCGTTTTTTACTATTATTTTTTCTATTGCACTTTTAAACAATTCTTCTTTGTCCAACTTATCTAATTTTAATAAATCCTTTATTATTGGAGTCTTTAAAAATATTGAAATATTATTTCCAATGTCAATTTTTTCTGTTTTTACACAATTTCTATGTTTTATTTCTGAAATATTTATTTGAATTTTTTCATTATTTTTTACAAGATGCAATACTTCGTCTACACTTTTGGATCTTATTTGAAGAAACAAAAATTCTGCATCAGCTAAACATAGATTTAAAACATCACACTCTGGTGAATTGTTTTTTATTAATTCAACCATTGCTTTCAAAGCTAATTTTTTATCATCTTCTTGTAAAATTATTCCTATTGCTTTTGCATCTTTTACTTTAAATGGCTTAAAAAAAACTTTTTGTTTAGAAAATGGTAAAGTTGTCTCATATATCGGTAACATTTCATTTAAACAAGATAATAAATCACTCATTGTTGTGGACTTTCTATTGTAAATTCTCTATAGTTTAATAACACCTGATATGTCATAATTTTATTTGGTTCAGACATATTGAGTTCTACTGGTATATTTTCAATTGGATAGACTTCATAGAATGTATAAATTTTATTTACTTCACCGTTTAAATCTAATAGTTTTACTTTTAATTGGCAATTATATACAATATCGTTGTAATATTGTAATTGGAATGGTGCTTGTAAATTTCCAGTAATTCTTCCACCGGAATATATTTTATTAAACCAAGTATTAAAAAAATCTATAATAAAGCTATCATTTGTTACAGGAAAATTTAATAAAACTCCCGGAATAAATCTTTGTGATCTCGGAACCGATCTTCCGCTACCATAACCAGCTAAATTATCTGCAATAGAATCGATAGATCTTGCAGCCATAGCAACAGATTCTACTTTAAAATCATCTGGTGTAATTTGTGGAAAATCTGCAGGCAGACCGCTGATTGAAACAGAAAATCTATTACTTCTTTGTATTCCACCGTGTCTATCAAAAAACTCTTTAACTGTAATTATGCTATTTGCATTAGTCATTAGCAAATATTTCCTTTTCAGTTATTATTTTGAATACCATGTTATTTTTATTGCAATAATTTTTTGCAGCTTCCCATTTTGCAGTGTTTATTATCCATGATATTTTTTCTTTTTTAGATGCGTTTTCTTTTAACAGTGTTTGTTTTTTTGGTTTTACTTCCACCATCCATGTTTGCAAACCATTTTTATTTTTAAATTGAATTACAAAATCTGGATAGTAGTTGTGAATTTTTTTATCTAATGGACTGAAATATGGAATTGTAATTTCTTCGAAAGACCATTTTACAATTGATTCATTTTGATCACAAAATTTACAAATGTTTCTTTCCCAGAGGGATCTGCAATTAATTTTTGCATGATCTCCTATATATTTTTTGGGATTTGTTGGTGTAAATTTTGTTTTATATGCCATAAAATTATTTAGGGATTTTTATCTAAATAGTATAGAAATGCCATCATTATACCAATATCCCTTTGGAGTATATGCAGCAGAACAGCCTTTATGGATGAATTTTCATGCTGCAAACTATTCTCTTAAAAATTTTGAAAGAACTAGACCCGGGGTTATAAATCGTGCTTTTGCACATATAAAATTACCTATGCCTAAAGAACCCGGTTATCAAGCATCGCACCAATATGGTGAGAGCAACGCAAATCCAGTGGGACCTCTGATCAGCAGAGCTGGTTTAGCAAATAGCGGAGGATTTAATATCGGTGGTGCAATAAATATGATTTCTAGGGTTTTACAACCATCTTTATTTTATCACGAAAGATTATTTGCAACATCTACTTATAGAAGATTTAGTAATATTGCAGAAATGACAATGGTTAGCGAAGCAAGAAAACAATACTTTTTTCAATATATTTTGGTTCCAAAAACAAATGAAGAAAGTATAGGTATTGAAAATATAGTGGGAACATTTAGAAAAGCCTCATATCCAACCTTAGCATCAAATTTACCAGAAAGAACATATCCTCAAAATCTTTGGAGTATAACAGTAACTAGAGGAAATGGAGTGTCTTTGGGGGGAGATGCAAATTTAACAGCAAATTGGCTTGGAGAACCTTTGGTGTGTGTTTTAAACACAGTAATAGTAAAAAAGAATGATGATGCTGATAGCGTCATTCGATATCTACCAAATGGAGGCTCATCTTTGACTTTGCTTGGTCTTGTATTCACAGAGTTTGAAACGGGAACATATGTACCTCAAGCAAACGCAACATGGTCTAAATCAGAAGTTTCAGACGCATTTTTTGGTTATAATGGATAATTAAATGAAATACTTTGAAAATTTACCAAAAAAATCTTTTGTAAGCACAATCGGAACATTTGAAATATCTGATTTTTTTACATATATTGATTCGGATACCATAACCTTACCGTCCGACACAATCAATATAGATTCGAAGACGACATTGCTTGAAGCCGCATATACTATATATCAAGATGCAAATTCTTTTTGGACTTTTATGCTAGCAAATAAAAAAATAAATCCATTTGATTTATTGCAAGCAAATACAACAATTTTTAAACAAAATAATGAACAAAAAATAAATTTTTTACTTTATTTGGATCAAGCAGGGAATAGTGGAATAGCCTATCCCCAAGGAAGTGTAATTATGCCATATACAGAAAATAGTGGTTATTCTGCGGAGTGGTCTTCTGTTGGAAATTTTGATCTTAATGGACCACTTGCTGTTATAGAATCTACTTCTTTTTATGACGGAAACATGGTAATAAAGGGACAAAAAGGATCTACAGGAGACTTTGTTACTCCCGATGGTCCGACAGGAGATAGATTGTGTGTTATCTATCCGAGCGCAACCGGTTATCAAATACAAAAATCGGTTTATACGGGAATTAAAAAGAAATATCTATCAAAAGTAATTGAATTAAAAAAACCAGAAGATGGAAAATCAATATTTAAAGATAAATTTTCTTCATTTGTAACAGTAGATGAAAAACAACCAATCTCGGTACCAGTAGAACCAACTCAAACAAAAGAAATTTCTGTAATAGAAACTATTGAAAATAAATCTAAAAATATACTTGCTTATCCAGCAAGTGAATTGGGAACTCTTCAAGCCAGTTTTATAACCGTTAAATATAATTAAAATGCCAAATACACAAGGCCAATTTAATCCAGCTTATTCTACTATAAAATCAATACAACTCGGTTCTTTAAATATAACTAGACAAAACACCGAATGTATTTTTGAAAAATTAGAATTGGTAGAAAACGTCAATGACGTTTTTCCAAATGGTGTTCTTATTGTAAAAGATTTTAAAGATATAATTTCTTATATAAAAATAAATAAAATAGAAAAAATATACGTAACATTTTTTAATGGTAATGTGTGGGAAATGGACATAACTGCCGTTAGTTACATAAACAATGCAGCCTCGGATACAGAAGAAAATTTTGTTGGAATATATCTGTCAAATTTATATTACAAAAAAGTACAAAAATCATCTTTGATAAAAACTCTTGGTATCACAAAACCACAAGTTTATCTTATAAATGAATTTGTAGATTTGTTAAAACAATCTAGTTTTAATAATGCTGGAGGATTTTCAGATCCAACAACAAATTATGTAGTATATAAGCCATTGAATACTCTGCATGAAAGACAACAAAGTGTAGCAGACAATCCAATAGAATATCTAAATTATCTTGCTTCTTCGGCTGTGGGTGATATACACGCTGGATTGGATTACGGTACTCCTCAATTTATGTTTTGGACGGAATTCGATGGATCTGTAAATTTTAAATATTTTCACAGAAATCCAAATGATGATGATTCTGCGGCAGATCCGGTAAAAGTTGGTATCTATACAGGTGATGCAGTAATACAAAAATTGTCAGATGGTAAAGTCTACAGAAAAGCTTATTATCTCAATACAAATCCCGGCATTCAATTTATTTCAAAAAATTATTATTACATCAAAAAAACACCAAAACTTTTAGATTCCATTCCGACTGGTATTTCTGGTGATGATGTAGATGCGTATAATACATCCTGTTTGTCATATCAGTTTCAAGATGAAGGACAAAAATATAATATTGAAATAATAGATGCGGATGGATTGCAACAGGCGGTTCCGGGAGCTGATCAATTAATATATGATAATCATTGGGGTTATTATGATGGATTAGAATCATTGAATGATTCTTCATACCATGCGCATATGGGTCAACAATTTGGAACAGAAAAATCATATTCTAATCTAAATTTTATGGGTGCAAGTCAATACATGCCCTATGTTGATAATACCGAGATGTGGAAAAATATGTTTGATATGACTGAGGTGCATCCACATTATCCAGATGCACAAACTTTTTCAACATCAGTTCCGGGCCAAGATACAAAATTACAAAAAATTATAGACATTCGTTACAATAGTTTTTTATCGACTATAAATGATACCGACGAAAGACTGAAAAAAATACGAGAAATTGAACTTCAAAATTTTATAATGTACTCTCTTTGTTGTATGGGTAAAAAAAACGATGAAGAATGTTTTTTTGCTGCTTTATTAAAGTATGAAGAAGATAATAATTGTTCTGAAGGAAATTCGGTTGGTAAAAAATACAGATATAAATGGAATAAACTGATTTTTGATGGACCTACTGGAGCTTCTGGTTCTACTTCCAACCCAGGTTCCTGTGGTGATTGTGGCGGTAGTGGGGCTTCTGGTGGCTCATGTTCAATTGATTATTTTTATCAAATTGAAAAATGGTCATACGATTCATTAAAATCTTCGGCTGTTCAAGATGATACATGGGCAATAAATTTAAATGAAAGAGCTTTGGGCACCGGCTACATTCCACCGGGTTATATTCTAGATTGTGTGCCTGCAGGATTTAAAATGAGACCAATAGGAGCAAAATCCAAAGATATTTTACCTTCTGAAGATATATTCCATGTCGTTAAATTATGTAAACACACAGAAAATGGTCAATCTGTATACCATTTTTCTGCAGAAAATGCTTTTGATGGGTGCTGTATAAGTGGAGGAACAGCATAATATGTCTGGAAAACAAATACAAACTTATGGAACTAATTACAGCCAAGAAGCTTTTTATACTTTAAATTCAAGAGGGGTATATATTTGTGCAAATTCAACAATTACTAGAGGGGTTTGCGGTCCTCCAACATCTCTTGAAAATTGTTTTGATACCTATTCAAGTATTAAAGTAATAGCAGAACAGCTTGGATTTTTGAATTCTGGTGCTTCCGGATCTTGTGGTGGAAATTCTGGTTATAATTATAACTTATGGAAAGGTGCAACAGTACCGCAAACAAATCTTTTAAATACTTTTCAGCCAATAGATGTTTACTTAAATGACCCTTCAACCGAATGTGATCAAGTAAATTTACATCCAAATCTTGGGGCAAGTTGGCTTGGTTGTTTGTGGGGCACTCCAGATGCATCATATAGCTGCACATGCCCAGATATTGGTCCAAATTATGCAGCATATTTAAAATTAAGATTAAATGTGGCAACCTTTTGGAATACACCAAAAATTACTCCAGTAAAAAGAGCGGAATTTTTAGACGCATTAAAATATTGCTCTAAAATTGACGTTACTGTTGCCGGTGATTTTACTTTAAAAATAGGTAAAGTTGTAAAAATTAAAGCGGATGGTGTTAGTGGCTATCCGTTCTCTTCTTCTGCATCAAAATTAAACGGTTTGTATTATATCATAGGCGTAAAACACGTAATAACAAATTCTGGAACACATGAAACTGCTTTATCTTTAACACAACTCCCAGAAAATCAAATTAATACAACTGGTACAACAGACTATGATGCTGATTATACATGATCTAAATATTATGTAAATGGCTATAAAAGATTTTTCAATTTTAATGGAAAAAATAGAAACCGCAAGAACAAAGAAAGATATTTCTGTTGTTAGCGGATTTAATGCTATTACTCAATATATTGAACACATATTAAAAACACAAAAAGGTGAATTGATTTCTAATATGAGCCTTGGTTCTGATTATTTTACTTATGTATATGGCACAAACGATGTTGGTGTTTTGGAATTAAGTTTGGCAGCATATATTCAAGCCGCAATAGTAAAATTAAATAATGTAAAGGTTAAATTATTGAGTCAATCAAACCAATTTTTTCAATTCCAAGTAACTTTTTCTTTATTTGATGGTATAAAATATCAAGATAATGTTAGTTGCTTAATAGAGGTAGAACTATAATGACATATCAATTACAAAATTTAAACGTAGCATCATTGGATTTTGATAATATCAAATCATCATTAATTTCTTTTTTAGAGCAGCAAAGCGATTTAAAAGATTTAGATTTTAGAAATGATGCCAGTTCTGTAAATTTGCTTTTAAATATTTTATCTACAGTAACTGCATATAATGGAGTTTATGCGCAATTTGGTTTTATAAACAGTTTTGCGACTACGGCAAATATTTTAGAATCGGTTCTTGGAATCGCAGCAAATTCTTCAATCTTAGTGGCTCCGGTACAATCAGCATCTACTTCCAGAACTATAATAGCCAATGGAGCAACGTTGGAAGATTATAGTACATTTAAAGCAAGAGCGACAAATGGTGCTGATATATTCTTCTTTAATATTGAAAAAGTTTCTTTGGGTTCTTCAAAAAGTATAGTTTTATATTCTGGAAATGAAGTTGTAAGTTTTACAAACTATGATTATGAAACCCAAACTTGTGTTTTACCGTTGAATATAGATCCAGCGACTATTAATATGTATGAAACATCTATTGGTTCGTCCACTGTTACAAAATGGACTAGAGTAGAAAAATCATCAACCACACAAACAGGAAACAATACACATTTTACTGTTATAAATGGTCCAAATGGTTATGTTGTTACAAATAATTTTTCTTCTTCAAGAGAAATAAACACCAGTAGCACTGTATTAGTTAAAGCAATTGTTTCTAATGGAAATGTTGGAAACAATGCCACCATATTTAATAGATCTGATGTTTTATTTGGAACTTCAAAACTTCCGAGCGGGGGATATAATCAAATAAGTGTCGCTGAGGCGAAAGCTAAACTTTTATTTAAAGCAACAGGACAAGAAAGATGCGTTACTGTAAAAGATTACAAAAACGCAATTATATCTTCAGGTATATCTGGGACATCAGATGAATCTTTGATAAGCGTTGTATCCGGCAATTATCCGGGTCAAGTAAAAATTTATGTTAATGGGTTGTCTTCAAGTGGAATAGCACAATTATTGGATTACTTGTCTGATAAAACTGTTTTAGGAATTTCTGTGGTATATCAACAATGATTTTATTTTTTTCAAATCTTCCTGTTTCCGAACAAAATAAAATAAATAGGCTCGTAGAAAGAGCAAAATTTTTATACAATTCTGATTTTTATGATATTGAAAAACAACAATGGTTATCTGATAAACTTACCATAGAATCTTTATTTCCTTCTTGGATTGTGAAAGAATATAATGAAAATTCAAATGTTTTAGTTGTTCCAATAATTAAAAATTATATGCGTTGGCTTCTTTCTTTGGAATATGGTTATGGCGCCCAACTGGATTGGGAAAATATAAGATTTCCATTATTTTCTAAACAACAATTTTGGGAAGCTTATTTGGATTTTTATTTTCCCGGAGCAGATTTTTCTCAAACTGGTTTAAAAAACAACATTAAAAATATTAAAAAATTTTTTATAAAAGCTGATTTAAATTATTTTACTGTAAAAGGAACATCACAGGCAATAAAATATCTTATAAGTAATTTGCTAGGAATACCGTGGGACTCTATTGTAGTGTTTACTGGCAATACTAATATCATAACAATTCAAATTCAATCACTATATCAATCTGATTTTGATCAATATAAAACATTTTTAGAGGAACACGTATTTCCAGCCGGAACTGCAGTTGTATATGAATACTTTTAATAAAGGGTGATTATGTTTAAAAAAATGATAATGTTTGCAGCTTCTATCGCATCCCGTGGTGTAAATAATAAAAAAACAGACATTGAAACAAAACAATTGAGAGTTTTATCTTGTTTTGGAAATAATGAAATTATTCAATGTCCTTTTTTGAGAAACAGTTCAACCCCCGGGAAAAATTATTGTGGTAGATGTGGTTGTGGTGATAAACCTCATACATGGTTGATAAAAGAATCAGAAGAGTATTCAAAATTAGATTATCCAGTGTTACAGTGCCCTGTAAAAATGCCGGGATTTTCTAATTATGATCCTAATTTTTTTATTCCAGAAATAGCTCACAGAAAACAACAAATTGAAAATTTTGAACCAGAAAAACTTCAATATATAAAAGTTACTATTGGTTCAAATGAACAAAAAGAAAAAATTATTGATGCGATAAACAATGTAAATCGTAATTCATAAATAATTTTAAGATGCCAATTACTTCAAGACAAGAATTTATTGATTACACTATGCGCTCTTTGGGTGCTCCTGTAATACAGGTAAATGTTGATCCTCAACAAATTGAAGATAGATTAGATGAAGCTATAAAATATATGCAAGAAAGGCACTTTGATTTTAATCAAAGAGCTCTTTATCTTTATCAAGTAGAACAAAAAGATATTGCCCAAAGATATTTTGATACTTCTGAATTTGGTCCTGCGTTAGGAGCACAAGGAATAACCCATTCAAATGGTTCAACTGGCTTCTGGCCCATTGCTGATGATATTTTATCGATAACCAAAGTATATATGCCATCGGGACAAGTTGGAGATTATATGTTTGATCTTCGTTATCAATTAACTCTTTTTGATTTTTTTGGTTTATATTTCAATCAATCTGGTTATCCGATGGGTCCGATGGCATCATATATGGAATCAATGTCTTATATAAAGTTAATAAATGATGTATTTAATTATCCGATGGCTTATACATTTCAAAAAACCACAAATCGATTATTTTTGGATTATGAACTTCAAGGATCAAATTATAGTGGATTAATTGCTGGAAATTATTTGCTTGTTGAAGCCTACGTAAAAATAAACACTGATGATTATCCAAAAGTTTGGGAAGATAGACTATTTCAAAGATATTTTGCTGCAATTTTGAAAAAACAATGGGCTCAAAATTTAATGAAATATAGTGGAATGCCGTTACCGGGTGGCGCACAACTTAATGCTCCTGCAATAATGCAAGAAGGAATGCGAGAAGCCCAAGAAATAGAAATGCAATTATTAAAAAATTACGAATTTCCACCAGATCCGCTTATAGGTTAATACTATGGCCACAAATCCCTATATCAATAATACAACAAACCTTTCAGAACAAAGATTACTGGAAGATATAACTGTTGAACTTATTCAGGGTATGGGTCAAGATTGCTTCTATATTCCAAGAAAATATTTCAACATAGATAGATTATTTGGAGAAGATCCATCTTCTATGTTTGAAAAAATATATACCATTGAAATGTATTTGATTTCTTTTAGAGGATTTGAAGGAACTGATGTAATCACTCAATTTGGAATAGAAATAAAAGATAAGGTAATATTACTTGTTGCTAGAAGAAGATTTAAAGAACAAGTTACAGATATAGACACGGAAATTATTAGGCCCAGAGAAGGCGATTTAATTTATTTTCCACAATCAAAATCTTTATTTGAAATTAATTTCGTAGAACATGAGAATCCAATGTATCCTCTTGGAAAGCTTTATTCATACCAAATAACAGCTGAACTCTTCACATACAGTTATGAAAAAATAACCACACCAAATCAACAAGTAAATCAACCATATACCAGTACAGGAGCCAATTCTGGAGCAACATTCTTGCCAGACAATAATATTCTTGGAACACCGGCTGGAATAAATGAAATACTTGAAGATGAAGCTTCTTTGTATTCTTTTGATGCCAATAATCCGGGCGAAAATTGTAATGAGGGATCGTAATGTTTGGATATTATTATAATAAAAGTTTAAGAAAATTGATTGTTGGGTTTGGAACGCTTTTTAGCAATATTATTGTTCACCATGAAAATGGTACTGGACCAACAACAAAAATACAAGTTCCCATAACTTATTCTTCACAAGAAAAATTTATTCAAAGATTGTTAAATCCATCTTCCATAACAGACGGAACAAGAATAGAAAATCAACTTCCAAGAATAAGTTTTATTATGAATAATATTGTGTCCGATCCTTCTAGAAGAAGAGTGCGGTTTGCCCCCACACAGACATTAACTTCTACAAAGGGTGTTTGCCAAAATACAGGAACACAAATTGCAAATGAAATTCCAGTAAATGTTGGATTCAATTTATTCATATACACAAGACATGTTGATGACATGTTACAAATTGTAGAACAAATTATGCCTTTTTTTGTTCCAGATCACGTAATAAGTTTAGATTTAAATGAAAATCAATCAACAGTAAATATTCCAATTGTAATGATTTCAAATAATATGACCGATAGATATGAAGGCGATTTTAATAGTAGAAGATTGCATATAACGACATTTAGTTTTTTAGCAAAATCTTATATCTATGGAAATATTGCAAATGTTACCACAATCGATAGTAGTGATAATAATATCATAGAATTTGATTAATAATGAATATAAATCAAAATTTAGCAAAATTGTTTTCAATAGAACCAACTAATGATAAAACCATTCAAAATTCTGGTTCTGGAGGTACCTTTGATATTCAAAGTTTACAAAAAGACTATGAACTAGTACAATCAAATTTAAAAAATTTAATTGGCACGGGAAATGTTGCTTTAGAAAGTGCTTTAAAGGTTGCAACGGAATCAGATAGCCCCAGAGCATTTGAAGTTGTTGCAATTTTGTTAAAAACGATGGCAGATTTAAATAATAATGTTATTGATGTGCATAAAAAAGTAAAAGATACAACAAATCAAAAAGTTGAAGTAAAACAAACAAACAATTCAGTGTTTGTTGGATCTACAAAAGATCTTCAAAATATTTTGAATAAAGAAAGAAGCACTGAAAAAAATTATATGGAAGCTGAGGTTGTGAATAATGATAAAAAACAATCAACAGGGTTACCGGAATAATCCAAATTTAAAATTACCGGGAATCTCATTACAATATACAAAAGAACAGCTTGAAGAATATATAAAATGTGCAAAAGATCCTGTATACTTTTGTGAAAAATATGTAAAAGTAAAAACTCTTGATAAAGGGGTTGTACCGTTTAATTTATACAAATATCAACAAAAATTTATAAATGCAATTCATGATAATAGATTTACAATTTCTAAATGGCCTCGTCAATGTGGTAAATCTACCTGTGTAACCAGTTACATATGCCATTATATTTGTTTTAATCAAAGTGTTAACGTTGCTATTCTGGCAAACAGACTTAAGACAGCAAAAGAAGAATTATTTTCAAAACTTCAACTTGCTTATGAAAATTTACCACATTTTCTCCAACAAGGAGTTGTAGAATGGAATAAGACGAGCTTTAAGCTTGAAAACGGGTCTAGGGTCATGTGCGATGCAACATCGTCTACAGCCATCCGTGGCGGCTCCTATAATCTACTCCTGCTTGACGAGTACGCCTTCTTGCCTAGCCACGTAGCCGAAGAATTTTATACATCTACATATCCAACAATTTCTGCTGGTACTACAACTAAACTTATTATTGTTTCTACCCCAAATGGCATGAATCATTTTCATAAACTTTGGGTTGATGCTAATCGCCAAGAAGGTCATAAGTTAAAAAATAAATTTATTCCAGTTGATGTTAGTTGGAGAGAAACTCCAATAAGTCCCGGAAGTCCAAAGTTGAGAGATGATAATTGGGCAGCAGAACAGATTGCTAATACAAGTTCGGAACAATTTGAGCAAGAATATGGTTGTAGTTTTCTTGGTTCTTCAAACACTTTAATAAGCACTTCAAAATTGAGTGTTTTGGCACCAGAAGAACCAATAGAACAAGATGATTCAGGGCTTAAAATATTTGAACAACCAAAAAAAGACAATATTTACTTTTTACTTGCTGATGTATCCAGAGGACAGGGAAATGATTATTCTGCATTTGTGGTTGTAGACGGAACATCTGCTCCATACAAAGATGTAGCATCTTTTAGAAATAATACGATAAGTCCTTTTAATTTTCCAAATATAATTAAAACTGTTGCAGAAAAATATAACAATGCATATGTTTTAGTCGAAACAAATGATATCGGTGGGCAAGTATCATCCATACTTTATAATGATTTGGAATATGAAAATCTTTTAATGACAAAAATAATGGGCAGAAAAGGTCAAATTTTGTCTCAAGGCTTTGCTAGTGGAAAAAGTGAAATGGGATTGCGGACAACCATGCAAACTAAAAAAATTGGTTGTGCAATATTTAAAAGATTGGTTGAAGAAAATAAAATTTTAATAAATGATGAACGTATAATCCAAGAAATGACCACATTTGTCGCAAAATCTAATACATATAAAGCTGAAGAAGGACATAATGATGATTTAGTCATGTGTTTAATATTTTTTTCATGGCTAACAAGACAAGAATATTATGCAGACTTGATTGAAAGTGCAAAATTAAATTACGAAGAAGCAAAAAAACCCGAAGATGATAATATTTTGTTAGATTTTAATCAAAATGATGATGACGATGGCAAAGAATTTGTAAATGGGGGCGCAGTTTGGTATCCTGCATAAAATTATAAATATTTTTATCTAATAAAGGGATAAAATGCCATCACTAAGCTCTTTTGTAAATTCAAGTCAATATATTAAAGAAAATTTAACCTTTCCATTTGTAGCAGGAATGAGACTCGGTACAGGTTATGCGGGAGTTTCTTTTGCTGGATTTAATGGAGCAACCAATAAAGATCCGGGTGGCCTATTTGGATGGCTTATATACGCAAGAACATCTCTAGCAAATCCACCAAAAGGATTGACTACAGACACATATCTTGTATATAACAATCCATATGATTTGGTTGGTGATCTCAATTTATTGACTGGTGTAACTTCGTGTTTGATTTCTGCGACGGGAGCTGGTGGAACCTTTGGCTTTTTTACTAATATTGATGGTATAAACATTACTGCAAAAGAAATTGGAAATCAATTTTTACATGCAATAAATTATCTTGCATATGGCGGTACACTGGTGATTGCAGGACAAGCTTCGGGATTAGGTGAATATGTTACAGATAATAATAACTACATGGATCTTCTTGTTGACACAAATCATGATTTTTCAATTGCTCAATTATTGATAGATCAACCATATACATTGGGTGTATTTCCTTCAATACCCGGTTCAGATGGTATTACTGGTAGCGGATACACTATGGCAAATTTTGCATCTTTATTTGGAAATACCTCATTTGTAAGTGGAACTGTTGTAGCAAATAGAGTCTTTAATGTAAGAGGTTTAAAAACTATAACTGATCTAGATGTAAGTACTTTGCAGGCAAACTCAAAAATTACATACACAATTTCAAATGTAAACGATGTAGCTGGTTTTTTTGCTAGATCAAAGAGTAGAAATGAATCTTATCTTTCTGTGGCGGGTCTGGACAGATCTACTGTTATAAATGGAAATGTAATTGATCCAATAGCATGGGAAAGTTCTTTACGTAATTTGCTAAGAACTAATAAGGTAAATTTCTTTGTAAATTACAATCCAAAGTTCCTTGGTTCCGATTATGTCGGTGCAACAGCAAGCACGGCAACCATAACGGCTGATGATAGAGTTGGACCTTCCCGAATGAGAGCAGATTTGACAAAAGTGATCAATCAAATAGGATTAAAACATGTATTTGATATTAATAATCAAACTACAAGAGATCAAGTAATATCCGAAGTTCAAACTGCGCTAGATCCGTTTGCACCATATTTGGATACAACTAAAACACAAATTATATGTAATTCTGTAAATAATACTGAAAATTCTTCTACACTTAATATTCAAGTTGTGGTAAAACCAATTCTAAGTGTAGACAATATGTTGATATCTCTATCATACACACAATAATCAAATGAATTCAATCAGCTTCTTTAAAGATAATTTTAATGGAGGTACAAGAGCAAATCGCTTTATTGTTACTCCTGAATGGCCAACAGGCATATCTGTAAATAGCGACGATTCTACTTTTAAAATAATATCCGCATCTCTACCACTTGTACAGATAAACACAATAAGCATTCCATACCGAGGAAGATTACTTAATGTTGCTGGAGATAGACAATATAGCCCATGGACTATTGGAGTTTATGATGATAATAATGTTCAGGGATTGTGGCAAGCTTTTCAAAGATGGAAAGAAAGAATGGATGGACATTATACACATAAAGTAGATACAACAAATAGAGATTATAGTTACAGACAATACCAAAAAACTTGGAAAATTAAACAACTTGATATAAACAATTCTGATGTTTTAAGAACAATAATTCTTTATAAATGTTGGCCTAGCGTAATAGGTGAAATTAATTTAAACATGGGAGAAAGCAATTTTGTCGCGTTTAATGTTACTCTGACTTATGATTATATCAATATTTCAGAAGGACTTCAATGATGTTAAACGAATTTAAAGAAAACTTTTTTGGAGGAACAAGATCCAATAGATTTGAAATTGTTGGTTCTATTCCTACTGGAGGTGCTTTTACAAAATTTCACGTAAGATCTAGCATTATACCACAGATGTCTACAAAAACTCTCACATATGATTATTTTGGAAGAAAATTTCATTATCCGGGAGAAAAAGACTATGGAAACTGGGCGTTTACTGTTTTAGATGATACCGGAACTTCAAACAATTTGTGGCGAATGTTTCAAAAATGGCAAAACAATATAAACAATAACAATACAAATCAATCTTTTGATATCAGCAGTGGGAATGATTATAAAGCATATAATTGGAGAATAAGGCATCTAGATATAAACGGAGAAAACACATTAAAAGAATTTTTATTACATGGATGTTGGCCCGCAGCAATACAACAAATGTCTCTAAATATGATGCAACCCAATACTATGAATTCATTCAATGTAATCATAATTTACGATTATATTGAAATAACCAATATAACAAGTAGAATATAAGTGAAGAGGAAAAAATGGAAATAGAAGCTTTTGGATTTGAATTTGGTAAAAAACAAACTACCAAGCAGGAAAAACAAAATAAAAGCCTGCAATCTTTTACTGCTCCAGAAGTTTATGATGGAACTGTAACAGTTGAAGCTGGTGGATTTTTTGGAACAGCATTAGATTATGCATCATCGATGCGCGATGAAAGTGCATCTGTTGTTCAATATAGAAATATGTCGATATATCCCGAGATTGATAATGCAGTAGATGAAATTGTAAATGCGTCTATTGTTTTGGGAATAGAACGTCGGCCAGTAAAACTAGATCTCTCTTCTCTCCCTGTTTC